AGTTCTTCCTATTACAGCAGCTACCATTCTTGGTATTTGTATATTCTGTTTTCTTGTTTTTAAGGCAAGTGAACCTTTAGGCAACCCCATTACATTTGTAGTGAGGTTACATATATGTATAAAATTATCTTTTGAAGTCATTAGAAAGGTAAATCTTCATTAACAGCTCCTACTGTTTCTTTGCCTTTTACTGCACAAAACCACCCATCTATATTATGATAGTATTTTCCATTAAATTCTCTTGATGATAGATTGATTGATACAACTACTTCCGAACCTTCTTGTAAATCTCTAATACTTTTTATTTTATCCCCAAAGAAACTTATTACAACTTCTTTATTATACTCTGTTCCTACTTGTTCTACAAGTATAGATTGCTTTTGCCATTCTTTACCTGCTTTACTAATGCCTGATTCAACATCTAGTTTTTTAATTAGTTTACCATTAATTTCCATTGTTATTTATGTTTAAGTTAATTTTTTTTTTAAAATCCTCTGCCTCATCTTCACCAAATACTCCTAGTTCATAGAAGCCTGTTAGCTTTAATACTGCTCGGCTCATAGCACGTTTCTCTGCCATTTCTAAGCAGTACCAACTATTAGTATTTCCATCTTTATATGTTTCACCTTTTAATGCTGAACCAAATGTTTCAATCCAAATATCTCCATTATCTGCTTTACATTTAACTGCTGCAAAATTAGGTTCACATTTAATAACTTCAAAAGCAAGCCCTATGCTTTCTAAAGCTGCAATTTTCTCAATACCACTTCTTGTGATAATGATATAGTGTTGATGTTTAAAGACATCATCTTTTGTGAGTTCGTACTTAATGTACTTCTCTTTTAATAGTTCCGTTTTCATATTTAATAATTTAGTGAATAATTGTGTTAAAAATAATAAATTTATTTTACTTTATAAGTGTTAGCCCTAATTCTTTTGCTGCATAATTAATATGCTTTTGAGTTGTAACACTCCACCAACCTAATTGGTGTAATTCTGTTCCTTTAATTTGTGCAACTCTAGTTGAATAAGAATATACATCTGTACCATCTATTATGCGTAAGTTTTCTTTATACTTAGGCAATTTTCTCATATTTAATTCTTTTATCATTTTGTTTGTATGTGTTTAATTAATTGTTCTTTTATATATTCTAAATGTTCTGTGTCTATCCAATCTAAGAAGTTATAAGCATCAAAACAGATCTGAAAGTCTTTGCCATATTCATCTGTTCCTCTTAAATATACTTCGTTTTCGTGTGCTTGGAATGTATTAATATCATTCATTCTTTTATGTATTAACTCATCTTCTTGTCGTTCTTTCCATTTTTCATATTCATCATCTCCTGAGTGTACTTCTTCTAATTCAGGCAGTTCTTCTTTTTTATTACAACTGCATTCTTTTTTGGTTGGTTCTTCTAAATCATCAAATTTATCAGTATAGTGTGTTTGAATTTCTTCTAAAGTATTTACTGATTCTTTTTTTTGTTGTTCTTCTAAAGGTATTGGTATCATTATTTTAAATTTATTATTATTGGTTTAAGATTATTTTTAATGTACAAACTTAAATATTCTTTTTTAACTTCAGCTTTCCATTCATCTTTTATCTGCCAACCCTTTTCATCTAACATTTTACAAAATAGGTTATACAGTTGTAGCTTAGTACCTACTACTCTTACATCACGCCCTACTTTTTTATAGTCTGCAATATACTGTCCTTTACTTCCTGCTTCCTGACACCATACAGCACTTTGCATCATCATAGGTTTTAGCCACCAATCTTCAGCTATTATTACAGTATTATTTAAAGGTTTTTTAGTAAAGAAAGAAATCTTAGGCTTATTATAGTCGTAGTTATCTTCCTTCCAATCTTGATATTCAGCGTCTTTTATATCCATAACATTATGAGTTTAGTTATTACAATTACTGAACATACCGCTATTATAGATATTGCAAAAGTTTCTAATAGTGTATTTTCTTTTTGTCTTATTACTTCAAATTCATAATCTATCCATTCATTCAATCTCTTACCTTCTTTAAGATAATCAACATCGTGTCTGTATCTAAAAAAGGTTTGTAAATCTTCTGAACTAAATATCTGTTCTTTTCTTGACTTTTTGTTTATTACTTTGTATAATGTCATTTTCATATATACCTATATTAGTCGCAAAGGAAATTTTATGCTATAAAAAAAGGTAGATAACTTAATATCTACCTATATTGTTTTATTATCTATTATTGATTAAATTGGATATTGTACCAAAATCATAATCACTTAAACTTGCAAACCATTCATCACTAACATCATCTAACAATACACCCATATTCAAATCAGGTTTTCCATTAGTTTGTAAAGGATAAATTGTTTCTGTTTCTAATTTAATAATAGAACCTACACTTTCTAAATTTACAAATTGTTCTGTTTTCATTGTTTTCATTGTTTTTGTTTTTAGTTATTAATGGTACAAACATATAACAATTATTTGAATTAACAACTATATTAACACAATTATTTACAAAGTTATTAACAATTAGTATGTTAATTAATAATGATTCTCTAAGCGTTTTAAAGTGCTATCTAGTATATTACCATTCAGAAGCTGTAAAAGTGCCTTAGAGGGCTGAGAGGGGGGTCTATAAAGGCATTAAAAGATTAATAGGTAGTGTACCATTGTTTAGCACTACACCACAACCGATTGCAGGTTTCTTTCCATATTTAGCGTAAGCAAAACTATATTCAGAGAATTTTATGCCTGTTCCAACCTGACAGCCAAAAACACGAAAGTTTTTACCGACATAATGCTCACAATACGCTTGTGTATGCAAATGACCCTGTACTACATTTATCATATTTGCCCTACAAGAAGTTCTAGCAGTACCGCCTTCTCCATGCTGATATAAGACGTTATCCTGAATGTAGTGTTCTACAAAGTCCCAATTAGGAACTTCTAACACTTCTTTATAAGATTTAATCCATTTGCTAGGAATTGCTGATGTTTGAGCTTTACGCATAATCATTCTATCATGATTTCCGATTATAACTTTAGTACCGACTTCATTAAAAGCGTTGTACCACCTAGCTATTCTTTTTATTGATAGTTCAAGTTCATCTGCTCCACCCATTCCGTCTGCTGATGTTTCATGATAAGAACTGTAATGATTATCAATAATGTCTCCAATAAAGATGACTTGATTACAATTATAAGTGTCGTACTGCTCTAAACAGAAATCAAGATATTCGTCAAGACAGAATGGTTCATGAAGGTCACCGATAACTAGGACATTCCTAGTTTCGGTTTCCCTCAGTTTTTTAAGTGCCACAATTTCGTGTGGCTTTAATCTAAATCTATTTGTTTGACTTTCCAAAATCTGCTAAAGATTGTCCACCAAGCATAGCAATTAAGCTCCACCATATTGTAGATACTGACGCTTCATCAACACCTAAAGCAGTTGCTATTAAAGGAATTACAATAGATGAGATTCCTAGCCATACTTTCTTTGATGTAAGAAGTTGTGTTAAAATGTAATTTTTCATTTTTATTTATTTTTGATTAATATTCAAATTTATTATATTAGTACAACCAAATAACATTGGGGTCTTTTAAGTTGTCAACATCTGCATGTATAAAACCCTTTGCTATTCCAAATCTAGTTATTCCAACTTCTATTAAAGCACTTAAAATTAAGTACCTTTCCCTGCTTCCTGTATAACCTATATCTACTGCTAATCCTTTTTTATGGCTTGATCCAAATCTTCCACCTACTTTTAGATTCCATTCTTGCGTTCTGTACCCACTATTAATTTTAAAAGGAATTCCTGCATTATGTCTTGCATAGTCAAGTTTCTCTAAGAACTTGCTATCCATTTTTTTACCTGAACCAATTTCATCAGGGCTGTCAAACTCAGAAAGTTTAAAGTATTTTAAGTCCAAGTTGTTAAGAGTGTATTGTGTAAATCTTAACTCCCTTAACTTCTTGAATAAATCTTTTATCCACTTTAATATCATCTTTATTTTTCTTTTGATACTTAGGGTTCTTTGAATTAAGTTTACGCTTTTTATTAGTAGGTATATCCATGTCATCTATTCTTTTTATGATACCACCATTTATCAACAGTATAGACTATTGATACAACTAACAGTAATATCTTTAATATTATTTCTAAGTTAGTGAAGGTCGTTATGCTTAGGGTTGCTACGTTTATCCCTAGCACCTGTCCTATTTCCTTTGTTATTTGTGGTAATGGCATTTATGTATGTCTTTAGTTTAGTTATGTTCTTTGGTTTAGTTTTATAGTGCTTCTTCATTATGTTAAATCAGATGTTAAAAAGTTCCTAAGAGTTAGTCTAGTGCCTTGCCCGTTAGGTCTTTCTAGGTTCATTCCGTTATAATAGTTTTCTTTTGAAGGGTTTACATCTGCTCCTGTATTTGTACTGTATTCAGGAAAGCTAGATGTATTATTACAGATATAGTCAATTAAGCGTTCACGATAATAGCTAGCTGTATTTAAAATTTCTTCCCTAAAATGTTGAGCTTCTTCTGTACTTAAAGCTGTTCCTGTTTCTGAG